TTTGGGAAATCAAGCTAAGCTTGAAAGTAAAACATTACAACTATATCTATAAAAACTCCGTGCGAAAACGCACTTGAAAACTAGATATAATCTACAAAATGCGACTTTCACGCTATAGGGCACACTTAAGTGTGCTGTCATGGCTGTATCATGACGACTACCCTGAGTTCACCGCTGTGGGTGCTGTCAAGATAGTATATACTGGACAGTTCAAAAAGAACACAAAATCGAAGTCGGGTCCAGTGCCGACATACGTATCGATTAAAACATTTGAGTCTGTGGTATTCACCTCCACACCTCTTTTCACAGTGAGCTGAAACCAATCTCGGTTCTGTTCATCAGTCTTATCATCAGTCGTTGAATAGCTATACAACATATTATTAATTTGAAATTTAAAACGACTGTAATAAGGCAAATTCACTGAAAGACCGGCCTGCGTCCACTGATTAGTGAGAGCCATTCCTTGCGCTCCCTGTCTCTCAAGACCGTCAATGTTGTTGTTTTCACGCATCAGCTGACTAGTGCTAAGCGTTCCAGGGATAACAACGTAGGATGGCTTGTTATTTCCGATTTCAGCGGTGCGACAAACACTTATGCTCTCAAGTGGCACAGTTTCCTTACCATTGTGATTAATCACATTGAAAGTCCAATTAGTGCTACCCTTCGTACCGATAAAACAAGCCTGAATCCATGTTATTGGGTGAACACGAACGAAATTAAAAGGAAAATTACTACCGGGAACAAGAGTTCCAGCAGCCAATTCACTTCCATTCGGTGCATATCCATAAGGCTTTGGCGTGCGTTGAAAAGGAAAGGTTGCATACAATATGAAACCGGCCCAATTTGCAGTGCGAGGTATAACTTGAGTACAGGTTTTACTCTGGCGATGTAGCAATTGTCTAAGAGAAGATATCTTTTCACCATATACTTCACTATAACTCTTTGGATCAGAAACGGACGGATTACCCAATACAAATTCACATCTCGACTGAAGTACCATGTGCGTTTTGTTTCGGATGTCAGCGGGGCTAGCAAACTCAATATTGTCTGCAGCTCTAACAAATACTAAAACATCAACATCCGAAGACGCTTCAGGTGCTGTTAATCTATTAACAACACGAACTTGTATGGTACCATTACACCGACGCTCAGTGTCAGTGAGTGCTGGCGAACTACCATTGCTCCACCATGGTCCATCAAGTCCACCTGAACCATCACGCAGACGCAAGAAGGGTACATCTTGCATATATGGAACACGAACTTCAATTGTATCAGTTTCTTCTAAATCAAAGATAATATTTTGAACTCGAGGATTGCCAAACCCTGGCATACTGGCCATAGCTGTTTGTAAGGGATCCCAGCTAATGCTCAAACGTCCTCTGTGGTATTGAGTTTTAATCACTTTGAATCTAAAGATAAGATCACCACGCCAAGAATTAAACAATTGTGCAATGTATCCCATTGGTGTGCTATAGATATGGTAATTCGCACCACCACTCTTTTCATAAAGTTGCGGCGTGACATACGATGTGAACAACACAGAATCTTCTGAAGTGGTTGTTGCCCACAGTGCACCACACAAGAAACTTTCACGCTGGCAAAAGTTTGTTATGTGAAGTTGGTCACTCATCGGATCACCAGTGTACGCACTATCAATCGAGATTTCTTGTTTAGGTTGCAAACTCAACTTATTAATAGGTTCGGAAATCTCGCTGGATGCTAGGGTATGAAAACTTAAGGGTTTAACTGGTTCCACATCCTTTACATTTGGGACATTTGTAAAACCAAACATTGATGCTATATCACCCACTGCCCCTGCTGCCATCTCTGTGGCCTTTGCAAAGGATCCAATAACCGGGATTTTACTCATTTTGCTGGCTACATTAGCTACAGTGGAAGCTGGTCCAGAAATTTGTCCATTGCCAACATACTCACGCTTGGACTGCAGAACTGCCTTAGAGGTTAAACCAGTCATTTCTACGTCTGTAGCCCACGCGTAAACAACAATGTTGACACCAGTAGTAGTCACACCATTTGCCGATCGTAAAGCCGCGTATTGTGTTAAATCAATTTTCCCCATCGCAGTGAATTGCGCCAACACGGTTGCATCAAGAAAATGCTTGTGGTAGAGAAAAGGTAGTTCCATCACAGCGGAAGATGTTGTTTGAGGATCAAGCCAAACGTGAGGCTTTTGTGATTGCAACACCTGTTGTCCAGGTGCGTAACCATACGCGAAACCCGTAGTTTCTTGAACATAACCACTCATTGGCGTATAAAACGCTCCAATACTTCCATAATAAAATTGGCTTGCATTAATGGTAAACTTCAGATGCAACTTACACCTGATGTACCCAAAACCCTCAAGTTTATTCTTAATATTAGCATTATTAAAAAATAAAGCCCAAGGACTAAACGATGCAATGTTACCTGCAGCAGCATTTTCTGTCCACGTAACACTAGTAATTTTAGTGGGGCGAGACAAGAATTCTGCTAAATGAGCATTCGTGATAAGACTTGATGCAGTAGCGTCATGTGAGACGCCAAGATCAATCATTTCAGAAATGGTTTCATTTACGAACTGGGTTTGTTGACTGATGCTGCTTTCCGAGCCCTCAGTCGCAGGAATCTCGGATTGTATCGCATTCATTTGTTCATTTGTTTTGCTAAGTCGGTAATTTTCGTGCTGAGAAGTCAACTTAATCTTCTCAACCTTACAATCCTTTAGTGTATCAAGCTCCATACTTTCGTCAATACGAATTTCGGGGAACGCCCTAGCATGATAAACTTCCAGATCCACTCTCTCACAACGTGCAAGGACTGAATTTTGTTGTGAACAGTAACTATCTGGAAAGTAACTCTTTTGGCTTTGCAGACCTGAGGTTAAGGCCTGTTTATTTGGCACGGATTTCCAAAAACGAATTTTATAAGCTTCGTAGCTCAGAATGGGGTACTCTTTCATTTGCTCAACAAGTGAAGAACTCTTATCTAATCTAGCGACGAAATTTACAAACTCATCGAAACATTCTTCTCCGTACAAGAACATTTCACTGGCAGCAGAACACAGAGCTTGAGCCAATTGAGCCGATTGCATAATGGTTTTAGATTTAACCTGAATAGTCATCATTTTAGCAATCGAATTAAACTCAAGCTTAGCGACATGCACACCAAGAACCTTGTCATACACGAAATTACGCTTCAAAAAAGGAGCTTCATACAATGAGATATAAGGCCTCGATTCTGAAGTTTTATCCGCCATTGTGTAACCCAACCCAATACCTTCAAGCACATCTTTAATATGCGTATGGTGGTATAAAGGTTTTTCAGGGCTAACACACAACACGTGATCATCACCTAAGATAACACCAACAACGTACTCAAAAAACGTGTCTAACTCATAGCCAGCCATTTTATAAGCATACATTAAGTAAAACACATTGAGCACACAATTGAAAATTGTCGTTAACTGATGACCAGAAACTTCTCCACCCAACAGAGTAATTAACATTCCAAAGAAGTCAACAGTTGGATTCATCAACTCATATTTCAAAACTTCCATCATGAGTTGCATCTCTTCTGTAAAATTCCCTGATGCAAAACACACTCTGTTGATAGCATCCATAACATAATGCATGACCAACATTTTCACCTTCTTGTCATAATAAACATGATCACCAGCAATAGTGGTGTCCACGCCAAACCTGGCAAGAATATGGAATAAATCATCCCACTCAGGTGAGGTTGTGTTTAAACCGATAGCAACCCAAAACAGCTCTCTATTTCGTTGCACTACACGTGAAAAGCCAAGATAAAACATTCTCACAATTACCAGTAACTCTGCAGGGCAACTGAAGAAAATCCTCGTTTTCCAAGCAAGAAACTTCTTGAAAGACACTGCCTCATCCTTCAAATTAGAGCTAAAAACAGCGTGAATTCGGATTCCTTCTCTCAAGAGTTCCATCCACTCAGCGATACGTTTTTCGACGTCTGGCGTGAATTTCACTCCATCAGGCCAATAATCACTCTCCAATTTTAGAAGGAAAGCTTTCTTGGTTTTGAAATATGGAAAACCCATGCTCGTACTGCGTTTAATTGAATCCACATATGCCATTCCTGGGACACCATTCACTGCCACATCAATACAATACGGTTGTATGAGACCAAGCTCCTCATCTGACAAATTGGACAAAATCTGTTTGACCCAAACATCAGCAATTTCAATCAGGACAGACTCGTCCATGTCTTTAACAGGATCGAGGAACTCTTTCAAACCAGTCTGCTGAGCTCTCCAGGAATCCATAACAGGTGCGCAAAGGCGTTCCTCCATGAGAAAACCACAAAGAGTTTTACCATAAATCTGTGAAGCTAACTCTGACGAAACAACATTGTGCTTAGGTCGCGATCTAAAAACCTTAAGTTCACCGTGATACATAAGAGTGCCTTTTGGATGATAATCGATATAAGACTTTGGAGCCTGATACACTTCGATATCGCCAATAGGGATTTTACCAACCTGAACCAACATCGGTTTTGAAAATTCAATAAAGTCTTCATAACAAAACTTTGAAGAATAAACCATGTTTGGCTCATCTAAAATAGCATGAAACCCAACAATAACTGGTCCGTATCCTGTTAAAGCGATTAGTGGTGAACCACAATCTCCCAACTCCGTCGGCTTAGATACTTTCCCTTGGAACATCTCCATGTCAAAATAAATTCCATTGATAACTCTCGTCAAATGGCATTTTTTGATGTTAAGGACCTCTCGTTTCTCCAAGGAGCCATCAGTCCGCTTGATCAAATAAAATCCATCGTAAACACCATTATACGAAGCTCTAACAAAATTTCTCGATATATCATTGAACAATGCTGGTAAATTACGTGTCCTCACTATTGCAATATCACGATTTGGTATACGCTCAATTTGATTTTGTTTTATCACAAACTCAATTTTTGGGCAAACCAAGTGATTGCGACCCAAATAGACAATAAATTTAACATCAATGTCTTGTGGTATTGAATGTGAATTCGTCAGAAAGTGTTCGTTTGACAACACTGTCAACAATCCGGTCAACTTCCAAGCACCACCAACAGTGGGCTCAAAAGTTTCAAAAACTAAGACATTACGACACATTTTCTTCTCGAAGCCAATCAAATCGCGACACAAGTTAGGAACGAAGTCCACACTCGTTACAGCCCTATCTTCAACTGACCACATGTTTACTTTGTTGTCACCGGGTGCTGGCTTAGGGAATTCACCAAAATTTCGCAAAGCTTGCACTTTTGGCCCAACGGCATATGGCACTTGTGGTTTTGTTTCCGAATAGATCTCGTTGTCATTAATATAACCTATACTGCTACGCTCGGAATGCTCTAAATCATCATCCTCAATCTGTGGATCGCTATCACTAAGATCATCACCACAATAACGTCGCTCTTCTGACTTAGTTTTGAATGTTACTCCATCTTGGCTTTCAGAAGGGCCTGCATTAGTATTAAACTTGCTCCAGAAACCGTAGGCCAAACCAGCAACAGCGCCCAAACTCAAAAAACCCAATGCATACTTAACATAAGTAGAACTACCACCTAGTTTATCATCAATACTTTTGCCAAGTCGTTTGGCGAAATACTTCTGATTTTCAGTACGCATTAAACAAGGCCTCAAGAACCTGAAAGCTGCCGTTCTGATAAAATGAAATTTGCCAAAAAATCTGCAAGTTCGTCTGAACATTTGACTGTAAAAATAGACCGAAACTAACATCTTGAAAATGGCATCGATAAATCCACCAACGGCATTACCAGAAGGAACTGTGATGTTATATTGTGTAAACACATCACTAATATTTAAGAGGTCATTCACATCAGAGTGTTCTTTTACAAACACACAGTAATTGTAGAAATCATGTAAAATGTCTCCATTAGTCCAACCAGATGTAATCATAGGTGGCAATACCTCATATGCATAATAATCAAGATATAACAATTCACAATCTTTTTCCATCTTTTTAACAAAGACTTCTGACATTTCTGGATTGTACAATCTCTTGCACGTAGTTTCAAATTTTCCATCGCGCCATGGTTTTTGCGCGATTTCAACTTGCCTAAAAAGATCAAGATTACCATTCCTCTCTAAAAATTTTCCAATAAATTCACTTTCCTTCTTATCTCGATCAGTAGTTTGTGGTGAATCAGCGCAAAACACAGGTTCACCACTCACAACGCGGTAAACTTGAACAACCTCACTAGAGCACACACACATGTCCTTTGGATTGAGACACTTCTCACAGAGAGTAACCTCAAAACATTTGTTATTGCTCAACCACAGCTCTTGTTCACTGTTGTGCTTATCACTCACTTGACCTAACCAATGCAAAAACTCCTTCATGCTTTTAATCTCTCTTTCAAAAACATATTGACCACGCATTTTGTCCATACGTGTTGCTTTACAAATTTTAAAGGTCCAATAATCGGGATAATTGGTGTCATGAAAACACTTTGAACTGTCGAGAGACACCATATCAATATGCGCATACTCAGGTTTTACTATCGGTTCGATATTATACATTAACCGTCGCATCGCAGCATATGAAGCTTGGTAATAAATTGGAATATTAATATCAAAAACATTTGATGAAACCATACTCAACTCATTTAACATAGGTGTCTTACCCTTGAGCTCAATTTCAGCTTGAGGCGGATTCCAGGCAATGCCATTGTTGATTCTCATAATGTATTTCAACGTTGGATCAATGCCTTGTATCTTCGCAGGGTTGTGAATTGCTGCATCATCAATAATGACTGTGTGCATATTGGATCTAAAGTTGTCCAAATATTCACAATCACTCGGAAGAGTATAAAAATAACTCGGATCGTGATTACGCCCTCTCCTTCTTGCATCGAAGTCTGCAATAATTTTCATCACACTACTCTTACCAATTCCTGGCTCACCGTATATGATAAAACCGAGAGGCGCTTTCCTAACCGATTGTGAAGCTGTAACAGTCAAATAACGATTTTCAATTGCTTGAAGTTCCATATGAATGTTGTAGAAAAATCTTCCTTCAACAGTTGTAGCTTTGATATATTTTGACAAAGCTTTACCATTAGCAATACATTGTGATAACTCCTTCAGAAAAGTATGTAATTCTAAATCAATCGCTGAAGGATTACCAAGAAACTCTGATTGCATTTTTAGTTTCTTTGCAGTGATAGTGTACTGACTAAGAGAATCACTATCAATAAAAAAGTGTTCAATATTACCAGTTAACATCACTTGGCGACCTTGCTTCAACAAAAATGTCAATAAACTCACAGTCGCATCAAAAAACGTCAAACAATGCAACAAGTTAGGTCGAACTTTCTCCTTCTCGAGCTTTTTAAAAATCTCAGGATCCACTTCTATACCCAGCTTAAAGTAAACACAATGCATTATCAAGTGATTAAAAAATTTTTTCAACCTGTGACTCATTTCTGAGTCTTTACATCGCGAGTAATTATCATACATATCAGAAACAGTGTTAGTCCAATGACCATCAGACTGTAAACTGAATGCACTAACAAAATCCTTGTAAAAGCGTTCAATTAAATCACGATAAAAATAAACATTAGCTCTACCAGTGGCAGAACGAATAAAACAACCAATTGATATAGCACCATCCCTCGCATTTCGAGCATTCTTAAGCTGATAAATAAGACAGCATAGATCCTCAATAAGTTTGACAAATGGTTCATACTCATCCACAACAGACAACATGTTCTCGAAAGTTTTGCCACTTTGTAATTGTGGGTTCGCTAACTCAATGTCGCTATCTTCCTCATCTGACGACGTTGGTGGTCTTGGTAAAACACCAAGTACCTCAACAAGCTCCATAATAATTTGAATATCGTTAGACATTTTGTAATATTCAAAAGAACGTGTTGGGTCCAACGTGTTCCAACACCAATAGAGACAAACTCTCTGGTAAGGAAACATCTCCTGCATCCTGATAAATACCTCCCTAAGCGTACGAGCTTTGAAAGTGTACATCACTGGAACTTCATCTTCGGGGCCTTCAAGAATCTCAATGTTCCTGAGGGGCAACTCGCGTCTTGTGCGGCGAGTGGAGCGTGGCAATCTGTTGCGGACTAAACAAAATCCACAAACATTACCTTCGTGTTGAATGTGAGAGCACACACAGGTGTTCACGGCATTTAAATTGAGAGCGTTAAATCGTGTATTCATTGTAGTTCTCTGGTTCGTAAATGGCACTTCCCAGCTCCCGGGGTCTAGGGTCATCCCCTTGACGACTAAGACAAAGCCGGCTAGTTTATGGGCTTTTACCAAACTAGCAAAATAAATTATTGCATCAATTAACATGTTTCTACAATATGGAAACAACAGTTGCGTTAACTAAACACATGCTATTGGAAACGCTACATCGCATTAGTACCAACCACAGCCCCGCAGGACTGAGTCTGTTTATCGTAAATGATACTTATAACCAAATCACATGGACCACAAATGTCTACCATAAAATAAAACAAATAATCACACGAGCCATAGGCGAAGGTGTGACTATCATGAAAACATTAACAATAATTGCTTTCTGAAATTACAAACATGATGCAAATAACGCAAGCATCTTTTTAAAAATTTTTGTTCAGTTATTTAAATTTTTATTTTGTTTTATAATTAAATACGCATAAATGAGAGTGTAATAAAACACCCTCGTAGCACGTACGGATCATTGGGAGTGGTGTAAGCTCCCTCACCGCATTGACAATTAACACCAAAAGGGGTTTGCCTTCTATTCGGGCTGTCAATGTTCTTTCACATCGTCAAGTAAAATTTTGTCACAAATTTGCTTAGGTGTCGGTATCCAAGCTACACCAAAGGAAATCATTCATTCAAGCTAATAACTCGGAGAGTAAACACGCTACTCAAAAAAGACTCAACGTAATGAGTCGGATGTCAACAATGCTAGTTAAAAGGTGATTAAATGTTGACAAATCGACGGGTTACTAATTCGTCTATATATAGACCTTTCGGCCGGGCACTTTCGCCCTTCAATAAAACACAACGCATAAATGCGTTGCG